GTGTAAACAGGTCCTTGGCACTTGAATCCTCAATTACGGGTCGATTAGCAACGATCGATCTTTCTGAAGCTAGTGATCGCGTTCCGCGTGACCTAGCCTTGGAGATGTTTCGGTTACATCCCCTTCTCAGGGATGCGATCGATGCATGTCGTTCGAGGAGCGCTTTGCTTCCTACTGATCAGGTTTTACCTGATCTGAAGAAGTTTGCGTCTATGGGTAGTGCTCTGTGTTTTCCTGTTGAGGCCATGTACTTTTACACATGTTGTGTAGTGGCCCTACTGCGTGAACACAATCTCACTGCGACTCCCCTAAACGTTTACCACGTTACAAGGGAGTTGTACGTATATGGGGACGATATAATTGCCCCGTCTACGAATGCAGCTTCTGTTCTTATTAGCCTTGAGAAGTACAACTGCAAGGTGAATGCTAGCAAGTCCTTCCTGAATGGAAAATTTCGGGAATCTTGCGGTATGGATGCATACTGCGGTCAACAGGTAACCCCTGTATACGTCCGTGAGTTGCGCCCTAAGAACAGGCGGCACGCTCGAGAAGTATTGTCATGGAATGCCACGGCCAACCTCTTCTATTTGAAGGGGTACTGGCGGACAGCTCAGTTCATGCGAAATAAGCTTGAACGTCTACTTGGGGATCTTCCCCATGTAGCTGACAATAGCTCTTGCGTAGGTCGTATCTCTTTTCTCGGCCTCCGTTCCGTTTCACAATGGAACGCAGATACCCAGTCACTAGAAATACGTGGCTGGAGTCCGAGCCCTGTCCATCGCACTGATAGGATAGGTGGATACGCCGCTCTGACGAAGTACTTCATAGGGGCTTCCGCGAGGAAGCCCCGTGAGATCAGGGTTCGAGGTAGGCATGAGAACCTATTCAACCTTGATTCGATGAATCTCGATCCTTCTTTTCTGGATCTAAAATTTGTCGAAACTTCACTAGAGCAGTCCGTACTGCGCGGCACAGTAACACTAAAATGCCGCGGGGTCCCAGTCGAACTGGGATAGTTAGAGGATAAATCCTCGCG